GAAACCAAACGAGAGGACGGTATGCAGCCGTGAGCGACCGGGGCGGCGGAGAGCGAAAAAACGTTCGATAGACCCCCGCCCCTTCAAGGCCCAAAAACCGGCCGGTTTCTGCTGGGCTAGGGTGACCTTTTCCAACTCTGAGCTGTTTTTTAAAAAAGGGGGATCCGCGGGTGGAGGCGAAAAAATGGAAAACAAGAATAGCGAAGCACCTGCGTCAGGCAGATATCGATCCCAAGCAGTATGACTCACTCGTCCGGACGCTGTCGGACATTCTGGAACAGAGGGACATCTGTTTTGAACAGTATCTGAAGGACGGGCCGGAGCCGGTCATCGAGTACACGAACAAGGCCGGAGCCACGAACGTGGTCAAGAATCCGAAGCTTGTCATGTGGATCGATCTGAACACCCAGGCGCTTTCATACTGGCGGGAGCTGGGACTCACGCCGTCGGCATACAAAAAGATGACCGGCGGAAAACAGGGAGACATGAAAGGAAGTGCTCTGGTGGCTGCACTGAATTCGCTTGAAGCCGGTTAAGGGCAAGCACTGGAAGGTAGCGCTTGCCTATGCTGAGGGGATCCGGGACGGGACGATCGTGGCCAACACCGAGCGAAAGCAGTGTGTTGAACGATTCTTCCGAGATCTGGAGAACCCGGCTTATGAGATCCGGCCAAAAGGGCCGGAATTCTGTATCGGGATCATCGAAAAGACCCTGTGCCACCAGCAGGGGGAAGCTCTCGACGGGACTCCGATGCGAGGCACGCCATTCATCCTGCAGTCGTGGCACATATTCATCATTTACAATCTGCTGGGCTTCTTCCGAACCGGTACGAATATTGTCCGGTTCCACGAGGCACTGATCTTCATCCCCCGGAAAAATACAAAGACGACGTTCGCAGCGGCTCTGGCATGGGCCCTGTCCCTCTGGTACAGAAAGTCCGGAGCGAAGTGCTATATATCGACGGCGGCCATGCTGCAGTCCCTCGAGACTTTCAATTTTTTGAAGTATAACATCCGGAGGATGGGCGAGGACGATAAGGACGGCGGGCATATCCATATCATTGATAATAACAATGAGCATAGCTTTGAGGCGAACCTGCCGGACGGATCCTTCTCAATGAGGGCGCTCGCGGCGAATCCGGATACGCAGGACTCCCTTAACTGCAACCTCGCTGTGTGTGATGAGATCCATGCCTTCAAAACGACGAAATCATATAACCTCTTCAAAGAGGCCATGAAGGCATATACAAATAAATTGATGATCGGCATCTCGACCGCCGGCGACAACGCGAACGGCTTCCTCGGCCAGCGCCTCAAGTACTGCCGGAGCATCCTGGACGGGACGATCAAGGACGAGCAGTATTTTGTATTCATTTGCTGCGCGAATCCGGACGAGAGCGGAGAGATCGATTACACGAATCCGCTGGTGCATGAGATGGCCAATCCGTCGTACGGAGTGACGATCCGGCCGGAGGACATAATGAACGACGCTCTGCAGGCTCAGAACGATCCTCAGCAGCGGAAAGACTTCTTCGCGAAGTCATTGAACGTCTTCACGAATGCTGTGAAAGCGTATTTCAATATTTACGAGTTCCAGAAATCGGATGAAAAGTATAACTGGACGATCGACGAGCTGGCGAAGCTGCCGATCAAGTGGTTCGGCGGCGCGGACCTATCGAAGATGCACGACCTGACTGCAGCTGTGCTCTACGGGAACTATCAGGGAGTCGATATCGTCATCCCGCATGCATTTTTCCCTGTTGTCGCGGCACACGAGAAGGCGGAAAAGGACAATATTCCGCTGTTCGGATGGCAGGATGACGGCTGGCTGACGATCTGCAATACTCCCACGACAGAGTATTCCGATGTGGTGCACTGGTTCGAAGCCATGCGGAAGCGCGGTTTCAAAATTGTCCAGGTCGGCCACGACCGGAAATTCGGCCGGGAGTACATCCGGCTGATGAAGAATGCCGGCTTCAAGGTCGTAGACCAGCCGCAGTATTACTATGTTAAGTCCGAGGGCTTCCGTCACATTGAGAAGGCAGCCAAAGACGGAAAATTATACTATCTCCACGCGGAACCGTATGAGTACTGCGTCGAGAATGTCAGAGCGGTCGAGAAGACCGACGACATGATCATGTATGAGAAGATCCAGCAGACGTATCGAATAGATATATTCGACGCGTCTGTTTTTGCATGCGTCAGGTATTTAGAAAATATGGATAAGAACAGCAAGGCTGCGAACTGGTGGAAGGAGAAGGACGACGATGGCACGAAGAAATAAGAGGAAGGCCCGGAGCAGAGCAGGGACAAGCTCCTCCGGATCCACCAGAGCGACGATCCTCCTGAGCGATCCGCAGGCTTACGACATGCTCTGTCTGGATGGATACACGAAGCTGTCGAAGAATCCGGAGGTCGTGACGGCGGTCACGCGGATCGCGGATCTGGTCTCGAGCATGACGATCCATCTGATGACAAACACGTCCGGAGGAGACACCAGGATCATCAACGAGCTGTCCCGGAAGATCGATATCAATCCTAACCGATATATGACCCGGAAGACCTTTATTGCGGCGATCGTTAAGAACATGCTCCTCGGGGGAGACGGGAACAGCGTCATAAGGGTCAAGACATCGCGGGGACTGATCGACGACCTTATCCCGGTGCCGCCCTCGCATGTCAGCTTCACGGCCAAAGGATACGGCTACACGATCACGATCGACGGGAAAAGATACAATCCGGACGATGTGCTGCACTGCGTATGGCAGCCGGATGAAGAATATCCCTGGTTCGGGCGAGGTATCCGGATAACTCTCAAGGATGTTCTGGCCAATCTTGGCCAGGCAGGGAAGACAAAGAACGCATTCATGCGGTCCAAGTATAATCCGCCTCTTGTGGTCAAGGTCGACGGTCTCGCGGAGGACTTTTCCAGTCCTGCCGGCAGGTCGCGGCTCATCGAGGAGTACCTGACCACGTCGGAGGAGGGCCAGCCCTGGATAATCCCGGCTGACATGATCGATGTGAAGGAAGTGAGGCCGCTTTCCTTGGCGGATCTGGCCATCAATGAATCCGTGGAGATCGACAAGAAGACGGTCGCGGCACTGATTGGCGTGCCGGCCTTCCTGCTGGGGGTCGGGGAGTACGACCAGAAGGCGTGGAACAGCTTTATTAACAATACGATTCGGCCGATCTGCCGAGGGATTGAGCAGGAATTCACGAGGAAGCTGATCCTCTCGCCGAAATGGTACTTCCGCTTCAACACGACCAGCCTCATGGACTGGGATCTTGCGCAGATCGCGGAAGTATATGGCAACCTTTCCGATCGAGGCATCGTGACCGGCAACGAGGTGAGAGACAAGCTCGGAATGTCGCCGCTTGAGGGTCTCGATAAGCCGAGGATCCTCGAAAACTACATCCCGGCAGACAAGATCGGGGACCAGAAGAAACTTATACAGGGAGGATCGGATGATGCGTAAAGACATTCGACAGGTTCGGACAATTTCGTCCGACTTCAAAACACGAAAAGACGGTGATAACCCTCGGATCGAGGGTTATTTTGCCGTTTTTAATAGCGATTATGAGATTTTCAGCGGCTGCACTGAGTCCATCGCGCCGGGAGCGTTTACCGAAGAACTGCATTCCGACGTGAGGGCATTGATCGACCATGATACGAGGCTCGTTCTCGGACGGACGACTGCCGGCACGCTTGAACTTCGCGAAGATGATAAAGGCTTATGGGGCGGGATCGATATCAATCCGAAAGATACCGAGGCCATGAACTTGTATGCCAGAGTCGAGCGAGGCGATGTGTCGCAGTGTTCCTTCGGCTTCCGGATATTGAAGGAGTCGCACGAGGACCGCGGGAACGGCCAGCATCATTTTACGATCGAAAAGGTGAAGCTCTACGAGGTCTCGTGCTGCACATTCCCGGCTTACGAAGATACCGCGATTTCCGCCAGGAAGGCGGATATCGAAGAGATCGAAAAGCGAGAAGCGGACGTATGGCGGGAAGAAATGAGGAAAAGATTAAAGGAGGCTATGAATGGCACTCAAAGCACTGATGCTTAAGAAGCGCATCGATGATAAGCGCGCAGCTCTGGCCGAGCTCCAGAGCGTGGATTTTTCCGTGAGGGAAAAGGATATCGAGAAGGCCATCGAGGAAGCGAAGACCGAAGAGGAGCGCTCCGTGGTCGACGCGGAGATCGAGAAGTTCGAGACGGAAAAGCGCGAGAACGAGGAGCAGCAGAAGGCCCTCGAGGATGAGATCGGCGGGCTTGAGAAGGAGCTCGATGAGATCGAGGCGGAGCCGGAGCCC